AGCAGAAAGGCTGATAGTACCTGTTGGTGCTACACTGAGCAGGTGGCTGTTACGAATGCCATAGCGTTTGATTAGATCACGGATGTCGTCTGGTAGTGTCTCAGCAAAGGCACTGTCTAGGAACTCTTCCCGAAACAATGGGAACGGACCCTTCTCGACAGCAAGGGAAACAGATGTTCGATAACAGGTATCACGGATAGTCTCCATGATTTTCTCGAGAGTGTTGAGGAACATTGGAGAGCCATACTCATGGCCCAGCGCCTCGATAGCGTTAGCTACACCAGTAACACCAAGACCCATACGACGCTTAGACTTAGCCTCAAGCTCCTGTGCTGGCAGTGGGTAGATTGCGCGATCAACTACGTTATCCATTGCTCGTACTACAGGTGGGATGTCGTGTTTTAGTTTCTCGTAGTTAAACACATAGTCACCGACCTCATCCTTTTCAATGTACTTGACTAAATTAAAACTACCCAGAAGGCAGGCTCCGTTTGGTGGTAGTGGCTGTTCCCCGCATGGGTTGGTAGCTGCAATAGTCTCGCAGTAGTGTAGGTTGTTCTTAGTATTGATGCGGTCAATGAAGAGGATACCTGGTTCAGCCCAGTCCCATGTACTACGCAGGATGTCGTCCCACAAAGCACGAGCATTGATTGTATCGTAGACACGGCCATCAAACACTAGGTCAAATGTGTCGTCTGCCTTAACCGCCTCCATAAACTTATCTGTAACACCCACAGACAGGTTGAACTGGGTCAGTGTGGTTGAGTTGTTCTTGACCCGAATGAACTCAGCAATGTCTGGATGGTCAACCCGTAGCACACCCATCTGAGCGCCCCTACGGTGGCCTGCTGAACTGATAGTCTTGCACACTGCGTCAAAGATACCCATGAAGCTCAGAGGGCCACTGGAGCGGCTGTCTAGGCCTCTGATGAGGGCACCACTGGGTCGTAGTGTGGAGAAGTCGTAGCCGATACCACCACCCAACTGCATAGTCTTAGCAGCCTCTTGAGCAGCAAGCATAATGCCTTCCATAGAGTCAGGGATCGTCATACTCACAAAGCAATTATACGGCGTAACTCGACGAGGGGCACCCATGGCTGACTGTACTCGACCAGCTGGCATGAAGCGCATACCGTACAGGATGTCACGGAAGTTATTGAAGTGCTCCTCGTCATCCTTAAGAGCGTTAGCTACCCGTGTCATTGCTGCCCTGAAACTCTCACCCTTTGATCGGTACTTCATTGCATGAATCTCTTCTGAGATACCAATGGTGGGGCCGTAGTTGTGTTCTGGTAGGGAGTTCTTGATCATTTCATTTCCTTGTCAAATAGTGTCATAATTAGCAGGTAGGTGTGGTTTTCAGGATTAGCGATCATCGCCAGACCCACCCAATGTTCCTATCAGTGTCCATTGTATTCCACTCCATCAACTTCCATACTCCCTTCGTAAAGTCTGTAGACTGACAAATGATGGCTCGTATACACCATCGGAAATATGTCGCTTGATGACAACCCCCTTCCACCAATCAGAGTTGGCTTGACCAGCCCAACCTTCCGCAGCACCTTTGAAACAGCCCGCGACCAACCCGATAGCGCCACCAGTACCCGCACCATCTTTAAAATACATATCCCGCTTATGACTATGGCCAACAGTGCAAGACCTGTAGCGATTTTGTATAAGCCCATAAGCGTGGTGAGTGCCAGACAAAGCGCGACCAAAGTTACCAGCGCCCACAAAGTGAGCGTAGTCCACACCATCGTAGTTATGGATTTTGGGGGCTCCATGCTCGTATTCGTGGTACTCATCGAACCACTTGTTCGTCTGAAGATGTTTAAAACTAATGCCATACTTCTTGCCCTCCAATCTTGGATCAAAACCAATGGCTGTCTTGATGCGGTGTTCATGGTTGCCTTCGAAGCCGTACCAAGCAGGACGTTTACGCTTGTTGGCCTTGAAGTAGTGACGTAGGCGTTCTTGTGAGTCGTTGTAGTGCTCGATGTCCTCCTCGTAGGACTGGCTCACAACAGCCGTAGGCTTTCGTGTATCGTAGCTGTTGAGGGAGCGCATGTCCGCCCCGTCCCCTAAGTCAACTACATAATCAGGCTTGATGTCGTATAGGAACTTACCCAGCCATGTGTAGCGCTCATTGTCTGTTTGCGGATCGCTGTGTGAACAGGTCAGGATTACTGCTGTTTTAAAAGTCATTGAAGTCCTCCTCATCGTCGAACCAGAATCCCTCGTCTACCTCGATAGCACCATGATTGCGTAAGTCTTCGAAGTCACTCAAGGCATCGGCCACTGTGTCGTAGTAGATTTCCTCATCCCACATGTGTTCCCCATCAGAAACGAGGCATAGGTTCCATACCATTCCCTCCAAATCATAGGGGCCGCTTAGAATTTGTACAATCTTCATTTTGATCTCTCTTTCATCCAATCAACCGTGATTCTCTCATCTGCACAGGGAAAGCTGTGCTTCTTGCACCACGACCCATAGAGCGTCCCTTTTTGCCAGCCATGTTAGTCCCTTTCTGGGTACGCCTGTACCGCGTAATTGAGGCTGCTTAGGGCCTCTCGTTTGAATGTGCGGCTGCCAGTTAGGAAGACGTACCTATGCTTGCGTGATCTAGGCTTCAGATAGAAGTCATCGCCATACTTCTCGCGCATTAGCTTAGCCCTGTTAGGTTGGCCCCTGAACTCATCAGCTATAGTTTGCCCATGCAGATGCTCCTTACCACGAAGCGCCCAATCAGTACGTTTAGCAGATAGCCCTGTGTAGAGGAAGTTAGCTGCTTGGTAGACAGTACCCATGTGGCCCTGATGTGTGTCAGCATAACTAACTATGATGTGGTCACCAGCAAGGGCCTTGAGGCTTGAAGCAACCAACCATGATGCATCGTTCTTAGTGTTGCCCCTCAAGCACAGTCTATTCAACTCAAGCACGTGGCTCGCCATATTAGCCCCAGCTATGCCTGTGCGTAAGGTAGAGCTTGCTGGTTTGCCGTAGGTTATGACACCTTCGACCTCCCCATCAACCTCTAGTGCGTAAGACTTAGAGACACTAGGAAAGCGACCAGCGTAGTGGATACCCAAGATGAAGGGCGTAATGTCTTGTCTTGTTGCTGTAATCAGCCGTCTTGTTCTAGTCACGATCACCTCTCTTTCATCCAATCAACTGGGATTCTCTCATCAGCGTAGGGGAAGCCATGCTTCTCACACCACGAACCGTAGGTAGTCTTTGAGCCTTTGCTCAGTCGTGTCTTAGAACTACTAAATACAAACCTGATGTCTAGGTCAGGGTGTTGTTTCTTAACTGCCAGGTGCTTGGCCCTCTCTGACCCTACGAAGCGTCCCTTAGCCTCAATGATGATGCCATTCTCAAGAACAAAGTCTGGCGTATATACGTGTGGAGCTGAGACCCACTTGATCTTCATGGTCTCGTACTCGAAGTTCATGCCGTTCTGTTTTAACCACTTGGCGTTGTCCTGCTCTAAGCCTGACCTGAACCCTGCCTTTAGTGCTGATTGCCTTAGCTTACTTCGTCTGGCGGTGACCATAGTTGACCCTCCTCACGGCGCAACCACAACAGCCTACCGTTCTCGATAACCTTGTCTACGTCCCCGTCGTATTTTGCTACACAACGATCAAAGAGTTCACGCTCTGTTGTAGCCCCCTCAATAACCTTCTTGGCCTTGACTGGACCTACACCGTGTAGCCCGATAATGTTGTCTGCTTTGTCTCCTGTTAGGATTTGCTCGTAGAAGAACAACAACCCATCCCACTCGCTCACCTTAGTCCAAGTCTTTTTCCACAAGTTGTAGTGGATGCAGGGTATTTGTAGCATATCCTTATCAATGGAAGCGACTACAGCATATGGTCCGATCTGTGTAGCACGAATGCCAATCAGGTCATCTGCCTCCTCGCCCTCAGAAACTACAGCCCCCCAGTTCTCCACCATGTGGTCTCGGATAGCTTGTAGGTGTATCGGTCGTTCAACTCCAATCCTGTTCGCTTTGTAGTTGTCAACAAGTTCGAACCTGAAGTTACCTTTGCCAGTAAGGAACACCT